ATCTTCTTTCGAAGATTTAATACTATCTGGTTTTTTACAATTTTTATATCCTTTATTATATTGAATAATTGTTTTTTTTGTAAGACTTAATAAAAAAGGGTCTTGTTTAAATTTATTTGAATCTGCCATTGTTAATATAAGAACTACATCAACATTTTTTAATAATGGCTCTTTTGTTTCATTTATTGTTTTATAATAATAGCAAGTCATGTTTTTATTTTATATAATTTATTATTTTTCTTGTTAAAATAAAACCCAATAAATAAAATATCAAATCATCCGAACTATATTCTTTTTTAAAATAAGGTAATTTTAACACTTTGAATGCAATTAATTTATCATATCCCATATTTTTGTTAATTAAAAATTGATTAAAATATTTATTAATAAAACTTAATATATACAATTTAATATTATTATTTTGATTATTTCTAGTCAATGAATTTTCTTCATTTGAATAAAATAAATTTTTTTTTGAATTATATTTTTTAAATAAAAGTGAATTATAAGTAAATATATCTACATGATTATAAACTTTAGATTTTATATTTTTTTTTATTCCATTAATATTTATTAAATATGCTACTGTCGAGCCATGTAAAATATGTGATGTAAATGTATCATATGTATCTATAATACCAATTTTATATAATTGTATAATTTCCCAATTAGAATCTAAAATTTGTATTTCATTAATTGTTTCATTTAATTTTTCATAAAATTCTGATTTATTATATGTTGGAAACGCATCATCTTCTAAAATTAAGAAAAATTGTGTATTGTCCCCATAGGACGATTTATTAAGTTCTATCGAATTATTATCTGAATTAATATAATTATTATATATATATTTGCAGCATAATATATGACTTAATGCACACCCTATTACAGCTTTTGGTGTAAAATTTAAAGCAAATTTAGATATATATTTTTTATATTCTGGATTTAAATGTTGATCTTTTAAAGCATTTATTCCAATAAATCTCTCTACTTTTAATCCTATATTTTCCAAATAGGGCAATTGTTTTATATAATTTTCTTTATAATCATCTAAATTAATTACAAAAGTTTTTAAATTACTATAATCTGGTTTAATGAAATAATTCATATTATTTATTAATTATAAATAATATTTATTATTAAATATATTTAAAAATTAATAAATATATTTAATAATTAAATGAAATCTACTGTAACTATTGCTGTTCAAAAAAATAAAACTACAATTTATTATAAAATACCAATAGAAAAATTATCAAATAAGCAAAAGAATCACTATTTAACGTATAATAATATAAATATAACAAAAAAAATATGAATCAATAAGAAATACAATAATTATTTTTTTGAATAATAAAAATAAGGCGTAACTTCTATATTTGTTATTATCTTGTTTTTATTTGCTATCCAATATGATGGAAATAGCATATATTTATCTATTTTTAAATTTTTTTTTGCTAATTTATGTCTACATATTTGACTACAAAATTTGCTATCAAAACCAAAATATATAGGAGCTGTTTTTTGTATATTAGTATTACATTGATCACATATATAATTCATATTGAATATATTATTTTTAATATATGAAAATAATATATTATTTTTTATTATGGTAAATAGTTTTATTGTTTAGCTGAAAATATAAAAATTATATGTCAAGACTTATTATATTTTTATCGCTTTTATTTTTGCGACGTGATTTTGGCATTTTTGCTCCATTTAATTCTTTCAATTCATCAATACTAATAGTGCTGTTATCATTTTTATTATCATTTATATCAACTTCTTTTGTTTTTAAATTTCCAAGTAAACTTGCAATATCTTTAGTATTACTTTTTGATGGTGGTTTCATTTCTGGTCTAGTAATTGAATCTTCTTTTTTTGCATTACCATAATTATTTGAAGTTGTCATATTTCCTTTTGCAGTCATTAAATCTGGTCTATTTGATATATTTTGAGGTCTTTGACTTCGTTGTGGTAATTTTGTTTCTACAGCTTCTGGTAATGGACCTTCATTAATTACTTCAGGCATTTCACGTTCTATTCCTGGAAACATTCCGAAACCAGGATTTGCTCCGCTACCAATTCCATTTTCTCTATCTGAATTATTAAAAAGTCCATTCATAAAACCACCAAAACCAGGATTTGATTTGCCCATAGTATTTACGGCTGCACTTGTAAATTGTTTCATTAATTCTGGATTTTGACGCATAATATCATCCATACCGGGCATTGATGATTTAAATAATGTATTTGACATATGAACCATCATAGCAGAACCACCCAATTGGAATAATAATTTTAATTCGGGAGCCATTTTAGCTTTTGATTTATATTTTTCATGTAATTCTCCAAAAATTTCATCATATTCTTCAATGTTCTCATTTAACTGTTCCCCCCAACCATCTAATTTAATATCAAATGGATCAAATTTATTATTTAAAAATTCTATTCCGGTGATACATGCCATTAACATTTTACCCTGAAATTTAATAGCATTTGATCGTTCTTTTTCTGCAATAATTGTTTCATATTCGCCTATCATTTCTTTAAGATCGGAATCCATATTATATCTTTTACTTACATTAACCCCTTTTTTCTCTAATTCTTCTAATTTTCTTAAATACTTAAATTTCTCTTTCATTTCTTCTTCTTTTGATAATTTAGGTTCTTCTTTAATATTTGGTACATCATTAATTTTACTATACCCATCCCATGTTTTAGTTTCATTTAAATTTGATGTAGATTTTCCTAAATTTTCTTTACTTTGATCCACTGATTTTATGTCTTTTCCATCTGTTTTTTTACTATCAAACATACTAAAACTCCCAAATAAAGTTTTTTTATTTTCTTTTGGTCTATTTTCTTTTGATTTATCTTCTACATTTAAATTATTTAAATCATCCTCCAATTTATTTATATCATCTAGATCTATTTTTGTATTTTTATTATTATCATTACTTGTTTTATCATTCATTAATAATTCAATACCGCTTCCAAAATTTACCGATGGCTTATCGTCTAATAAATTATCTGTCTCAATGTCTAAATCAACATTTTGTATATCGATATCATCACTATCAATCTCTAAAATATTCATGATTATTAATTTAATTACAAATAATATTTTTAAGTATTCCGCAATTAATATTATTTATTTAATTTTTAAAATTAATTTGATTATTTTTTATTAAAAAATATAATCCTTGTAAAAATGAATCAGCCAAATCATCTTTTTTTGAATGATTTAAAAAAAAAGTTAGATTATCCTGTAAATTATATTTAATTAATATTTCTTTAGTATATTCTATACTTAATTTTTTTCTTTCATTGTATGTTGTTTTTTTATTATCAATAAATAATTTCAATTTATTTATGGAAGATATAAATTCAATAGTCATTATATTATTTATTATAAAATATTGTGCTATCATTCCCTGTAGTGTTTTCATTCTATTTGCTATTGGACTTATTTGATTTTCTAATAGTACAACATCTATAGTTTTGATATCTATTTTTTCAAAAAATTTATTGAATTCAATATTTAAATTTCTTCCAATGTCTATTAGATTTACATCATTTGCATTAGTTTTTATTATTTCTTCTAAATAATTGTTATATACATAATCTTTTATTATTTTAATCAATTCCTCTTTTGATACTTTTTTTTCACTATTAAATTTTATATCATATTTATTTGTTAACTCTAAAAGTGATTTTATAGTTTGTTTATTTATTAATTGTATATCTATTTCAGATACTTTAAAATCAGAATGTATAACATGTTGTTTGCAAAAGAAATTGTCATTTTTTTTAAAAGTGGCATTTTTTTTACAATACTGACATTTTATTATTTTATTGCATAAATTAATAATATTCCACTCGACTATTTCAAAATCTAAATTTAAACCATTTGTTTTCAATAAACAAATACCTAAATTTTTTATTCCAACATCTATACTTAACACTATCATTAATATTATTTAATTAAAATAATATTAATTATTTATTATTTTTAAATAATTTATAATAAATTAAAACAATTTATATTAAACTTTTAGAACATATGGAATATAAAATTCTATATAAATAGTAACTTAAGAATAATCCTAATGAATTTACTAAAAGAATCATTCCTAAATCATTTGTTTTTTTATTTGTTAAATACATCAATGATCTTACTAGGGTTATTACAGCTATTAATAACGAAAATAATCCAAAAACATAATATATCATACAGTGTTCTTTGCCGAGAGGTGCCATTAACGTGTTAAGAAAATTCATTTTTAATAAATAGCAATATTTTTATTTTTTTTAATTTAAATTAATTCGTGGCATATCTAAATAATTATTCATTTGCAAACTTGATATATATATGTTTTTTAAATCACTATTTGAATATCCATGTGATGAACCTTTTTGATAATAATTTCCTAAAATATATTCTTGATTATTATTTGAATATTTTTTATTTCCGTGATAATTTGCCTGATTTTTTAAAATAATGTTATCTGCATTTTGCTGCAAAAATTGTCTATAATGATAATTATTATTTATTTTTAATTCTTTTAATATATAATCATCTACGAAATTTTCTTCTTTATACATTCTCGCATCATTCATAATTGGTGGATAATCAAAATATATATTATTACTTCCACTATAACATGTACCCCAAGTCATTTAATATACTATAATATTTATTTTTTATCTTTTAATAATTTTATTAAATCATTTTTTTTTAATTTTTGTATATTTTCATCGCTTTCTTTATTATTTTTTATTGCTAAATTTCTAAGATCCTCTACTTTCATTTTATTCAAATTCATCTTTTCTGGTTTATCATCTAACTCTAAATTAGAGACATCCATTTTTATTATTTTTGAGTTTATTTCAAAATCATCATCAAATATAGAATTATCTAAAATTTCCTCATCAAAATTTTTAGTTTCATCAACTAAATTTTCTAAATATTTATCGTCATCATAAGATATTTGTATAGAATTATTTTTATTATCTATATCGTCAACTATATTATCATCACTATCATCACTATTATCATCACTATCATTACTATCATTACTATCATTACTATCATTACTATCA